ACGGATGGCGGCGATCGCGGCAACCTTGGCCGCGTATAAGGGCTAAGGAGGCCCATCGATGGACAACATCATGAAGGGCCTGGAGGATATCCAGGCAGGCATCGGCGCCATGGGCGCCCGTATCGACAGCATCGAGAAGGCGCAGAACCTCGCGGCCGACAACACCGCGCGGCGTCTGCCCGTCGGTGACGCTGGCACGGCTGGTTCGAAGTTCGCCGGCCTTTCCGGTTCTGACGTCGCGTTCCTGCACGATCTCGTGAAGTCTGGCGCCATGCTCGGCCTTCGGCCCAGCGAGGAGCTGACCAACGCTGCCAAGGCGCTGAACCGTCCGTCGATCGTCACGCCCGCTTCCAAGGCAGGCAACTTCCGCCCCTGGACCAAGGCTACCCTGAACGAGGGCGCGTCGGGCTACGGCCAGCAGCTCGTCCCCGTCCAGTACGTGTCCGAGCTGTGGGATGCAGCCCGCGAGCGTTCCAAGGTGTTCGGCCAGATCCGCTCTTTCGAGATGACCGCGCCCACCGCGTACCTGCCCGTGGCCGCCGACCTGCCGGAGCCTGACCTGGTTGGCGAGAACACCACGGCCAACAGCTTCCGCACCGAGACGGCCCGCGCCGGCAGCAACAACGTCCTGGTGACCGCCAAGACGATGCTGTTCAACCAGGTGTTCACCGAGGAGCTCGAGGAGGATTCGCTGATCCCCTTCGTGCCCTTCCTGCGCGAGATGCTGGCCAACGCCGTCGCGTTCTACTCGGATGCTGTCATTCTGAACGGCGACACCACCAACGCCGCCACCGGAAACATCAACAGCGACGACGCCGACCCGGCCGACACCAAGTACTACCTTGCCTTCGACGGCCTCCGCCACGTCGGCCTCGTGGACAACACCGCGAACGGTTCGGACTGCGGCGGCGCCCTGTCGCTCGCCAAGCTGAACGCGCTCAAGGGCCTGATGGTCGACAAGACGTACCTGCTGGACTGGGGCCACCCCGTGAACGCCGACGACCTGCTGTTCGTCTGCGACCCCGGTTCGGCCGACGCCATCGGGCTGCTTGACCAGGCGGTCACCGTGGACAAGTTCGGCCCGCAGGCCGGCGTCAAGGTCGGCCAGGTTGCCAACATCCTCGGCAACCCGGTCATCGCGACGATGGCCATGGGCCTGACCGAGGCCGACGGCAAGATCAGCGCCACCGCTGCCAACAACACCAAGGGCCAGATCGTCCTGTTCAACAAGCAGGCGTTCGCCGTCGGCATCCGCAAGGAGATCAGCTTCGACCTCGTGCGCGACCCGCGTATGGGCCAGATCAGCCTGGTTTCCCGCTTCCGCCTTGGCTTCGGCCGCTACGCTCCCTCCGGTTCCGCCAGCTCCATCAACGGCGCTGCGGTCCTGTACAACATCAGCCTGTAGGCCAGCGACATGCCAGTGTTTGAGCAGATCGCTGCCCGTGGGCAGATTGTGCCGCTGCTGTTCGTGCAGGACAACGTGGCAGCCAGCCAGACGGACGTCCAGCTGAACATTCAGGAGGTGGCCAGCGCGGCCGCCTTGCTGATTGACGGACTGACCATGCCGTGGGCTGGTAGTGTTGTGGGCATCAGCGTGGATCTGTCGGCTGCGGCTTCGGCTGGCCAGCTGACCGTCGGCGCCACCATCGGCGGTACCGAGGCCGCAGCAACCACCCAGACCATCACGACCGCCACGGCGGCGCGTGCTGTATTCCAGGCGGACGCTGTGCGCTTCGTTGCCGGCGACAAGCTGGGCGTCGAGATCACCACGAACGCGGGCTGGAACGCCACCACGGCGGATCTGGCCGTGGTCGTGTGGGTCTTGCTGGACTGCCAAGGCGCGTAGGACGGGACGCGACGTAGGCCACGCTGGCGGGTGCTGGCGTGGCCTACAGCACAGGAGGGGAACATGAACAGCCCAACATTGGGCAGCCTGAAAACGGTAGACGCCCTGCCGCTGGCGCAACGCACGGCAGCCGTGGATGGTGCGGCGGTCAACGCCTACTACGTCAAGGATGATCCCGTGACAGGTGCGTGGATCGGCTGGTTTCAAGATCTTGCCATCTTCGTGAACCAGACTGCTGGAAGCGGCAACAACGGGGGCAACTACCTACAGGTGACCGTGCAGGGACGCATCGACAGCGACCACGCGTGGGCTACGCTTCCGCAGAGCCATGACATCAAGATCACGGCAAACGCCGCCACCGGCTACTACGCTCGAGTGGAGGGGCCAATCCTGCCCGAGCTGCGCGTGGTGGTCAGCGAGACAGGTACGGCCGATGCTACCTTTGAGGTGCATCTGGCGCTGCAATCGGACTAGAGGGGGAAGCCGTGATCAAGTGCATCAGCCGCTACAGCAGCAGCTTGGGCGCGTTCAAGGTGGGTGACGTCATCGAGCATGCGGCGCTGATCGCTGCCCTGCTGGCTGACAGCCCGGCGAGCTTCGCGCCCATCGAGGCCGACGCCGTGCCCGAGGTAAAGGCAGCCGACGACGAGCAGCCGGCGCCAGTGGCCGTCGTGCAGAAGCCTGCACGCATGGTCCGGCGGAAGGGGTAGCACGTGGCCATCACGAACGGCTACGCCACGCTGGCAGAGATCAAGGCGCGCCTGTCCATCGAATCAAGCGACACGCAGGACGACGCGATGCTGGAAGCGTGCGTCGAGGCAGCCAGCCGGCAGATCGACAAGTTCACCGGCACGCGCTTCTACACGGCCGGCAGTCAGGTGCGGTATTTCGAGGCGCTAGATCCCCTGCGCGTCATCATCGACGACGCCACGGCCATCACGGCAATCGAGCAGGACCTGCAAGCAAACCGCACCTACAGCGACACCGTGGACCTGGCGGACGTGGATCTGCTGCCTGACAACGCCCAGCAGCTCGGCCTGCCCTACCAGCAGCTGGCCATCGTGCCCGACAGCCCCAAGACCTTCATCACCGACAGGCGCGGCATCAAGGTGACGGGCACGTGGGGATACGCTTCCAGCGCACCGCCTGCAGTCAAGCAGGCGTGCCTGCTGCTGGCGGCTGCCATGTTCCGTCGCAAGGATGCGCCGTTCGGCATCGCTGGCGGTGGCGAGGTTGGCCAGGCGATCCAGCTTGCGGCGATGGACCCGACGGCCCGGCTGCTGCTGGCACCGTTCCGGCGCCTTGGCGTCACGGACCTGGTGTAGTGGCTGACGGCCTGAGCATACAGGTGCGGCTGGACGGCTTTGACCGGCTGGTTCGCAGTCTGGACAGCGTGGATGTCGGGCAGCGCACGCGCCTGTTCCTTGACGGCGTGGGCCACCTGATCGTCAGCGAGGCGCGGCTGCGGGCGCCCGTGAACGTCGGCCTGCTGCGGTCCAGCATCTTCCATGAGGTGGACCAGCAGGAGCCGCCGCGGTGGGTGGACGTGGGAAGCCGGGTGCGGTACGCGCCCTACATGGAGTACGGCACGGGCACGACGCACGATCATCCGTCGTGGCCGAAGGTGCGCCATATCCCCTTCGTGGGCCGCGACGAGGACGGCCGGCCGGTGGCCGCGCTGTTCTGGTACGCCAAGCGCAAGGGGCTGGGCTTCGGCGGCGGCTACGCCATCGCGCGGGCCATCGCCAAGCGCGGCGGCCTGATGCCTCGGCGCTTCCTGCGCGGCAGCATCGAGGACCTGCGCGGGCGCATCGGCGAGCGGTGGGTGGAGGTGCGCGACGGTATCAGCCGGCACGTCGCTGGCGGGGGGAACGCGTGAACATCAGCAGCATTCGCGACGGCCTGAAAACGCGCCTGCAAACCATCAGCGGCCTGCGCTGCTACGACGTGCTGCCCGATGGCTTCGCGCCGCCTGCCGCGCTTGTCGCGCCGCCTAGCCTGATCCAGTACGGGGCCAGCCTTGGCAAGGCTTGGAACAGAACGCAGCTGACGGTGCGGGTGCTGGTCGCCAAGGCCAGCGACAGGGCAGCGCAGGACAAGCTGGACACGTACCTCGGCACCGGCACGGCCACCAGCGTGGCAGACGCCATCGAGGCCGACACCACGCTGGGCGGGGCGTGCAACCTCGCAAGGGTATTGTCCGCGCAAGGCGTGGGCGTCTACGATTATGCAGGGGTGCCCCTACTGGGCGCCGAGTTCACGATCGAGGTGCTAGCGTGACCTGGAAGGCCAAGGCGCAGCTGTTCCATGACCCGTCGCAGGCAGAGTTCCAGCCCGGGGACGTGGTGCCTGATGCCGTCGTGGCCGACAGCCCGTGGCTGGTCGAGGCGGGGCTGGTCGTCGATCCCAAGGCCAAGCCTGTGGCGGCGGACGCGCCTGCGCCCGAAGCGCCCGCAGCCGACGCGGTGAACTCTGACGACCCCGAGGCCGTGCCGGCCGATGAGGAGGGCTAGATGGCCTTTGTAGCAGGCAAGGGCGCGCGCGTCATCCTCGGCGCGTTTGACCTGTCCGCGTACCTGAAGAACGCCAGCCTGGCGGCCACCAAGGACACGCTGGACACGACCGTGTTCACCGACGGCAGCCGCAACTACATCGAGGGCCAGAAGGCCGGAACGGCTACCCTGTCGGGGCTGTTCGACGGCGCAGACGACACACAGGACGAGCAGGTGCAAGGGGCCTTCGCCAGCGCAAACGTGACCAACGTGTGCATCGGGCTGGGTGGGCTGGCCATCGGAACTCCCGTCTACTGTGGCCGCGTGTGGGACGCCCAGTACGAGCAGGGCGCCAGCTTTGACGGGCTAGTGACATTCGGGGCCAGCTTGCAGGTAGATGGCGGCTGGGAGCGTTCCGTCAGCCTGCACGCGCTGGGCGCCGAGACTGGCACCGGCAGCTACACCAGCGTAGACAACGGCGCGGGCACGTCGGCCGGTGGTGCGGCCTACATCTTCGTGACCGCGCAGAGCGGCGCGGCCGGCACCGTCCTGGTGGAGCACAGCACGGACAACGTGACGTTCACGACGCTGGCCACGTTCAGCGGGCTGTCTGGCACCAGCGCTACGCGCACCACGGTGGCAGGCACGGTTAACCGCTACGTGCGCGCCCGCCTGTCGGTGGCGTCTACCAGCATCACGTTTCAAGTGGCATTCGATCGCTTCTAGGAGGGCACCATGGCATTCGTTGCAGGCAAGGGCTACAAGGTCAAGATCGGTTCTGATGAGGTCACGTCGTATCTGACCAACGTTTCGCAGCCGCTGACCAAGGACGCGCTGGAAACCACCACGATGGGCGACAGCGCGCGGGACTACATCGAGGGCCTGAAGGGCGCCACGATCAGCCTGAGCGGCCGATGGGACGGCGCAAGCGCTACGGCCATTGATCAGGTCCTACACGCCGCATACGCCAGTAGCAGCCTGGTGACGTTCAGCCTGAACCCGACCGGCACGCCTACCTTTAGCCTGACGGCGCCCGGCTACACCGGCAACATGATCGTGACGAACTACGAGCACAACGCCGCGTTTGACGGCGTGGTGTCATTCTCTGCCACGCTCCAGGTTTCAGGCGCCGTGACCCGCGCAACGTCCGGTGGCTTCTAGTGCAGCGCGACGCTATCCTGGCCGCCTTGCAGCCGACCTTCCAGGAGGTGCAGGCGGCAGGCGGCGCTGTGGTGGTGCAGGTCAAGGACCTGACCGTGCGCGAGCGCGAGGCGTGGCGCACCGCCAGCGCCAACGAGGACGGCACGCTGAAGCCTGACTGGCTGCTACAGCTGCTCTCGCTGGCCGTGCACGACGGCGACCATGCCAAGCTGTGGCCGACGGCTGCTGACGTGGACGGGCCGGACGCCATCATCAGCGAGCTGGCGCAGGCTGTGCTGCGGCAGAACGGGCTGGCGGCCGACAGCCAGAAGGAAGCCCAGGGAAACTAGAGCGCGCGCCAGAACGGCGGTTCGTGTTCGCGCTGGCGCGCAAGCTGGGGATGACGGTGGCGAGGTTGCAGGCCGAGATGACCTCGGCAGAGCTGACGGAGTGGGCGGCGTTCTTTACGCTTGAAGCAATCGAGCAGGAGCAGCAGGCGGCGGCGCAGCGCGCCAAGGCGAGGATGAGGTAGCACAATGGCAGACGAGACGACGCTGCGGCTACGCATCGAGACGGACACAACGGGCGTCAGCACGGGCGTGCAGCGCGCGCGTGATGAGTTCGGCCGGTTCATCAAGGTAGGGCAGGACGCCGAGGAGCAGCTGCGCCGCACGGGGCAGGCAGCGGGCGACACGGCGCGACAGTTCCAAGGGCTTGGCGAGGCCACGCACGTCAGCTTCGGCAAGCTGCAAGCGGGCATGGTGGCCGCCACCGTCGCAGGCAACGCGCTGTTTGAGGCGCTGGATGCCGTGACGCGCGGGCTGGCTGCGCCCATCACGGAGCTGCTGGACGCCGAGCAGGCGGCGGCGATGTTGCAGGGAACGTTCGGCGGCCTGACCGCAGAGATGCAGCAGGTGGCCACGCTGGCCAGCCAACTGGGTGCCAACAACGCGTTTTTTGACGACGACGCGCTGGCACAGGCCGGCGCCACGCTGAAGCTGTTCGGGGCCAACGCGCAGGCCATACAGGAGCTGCTGCCCTACGTGAACGACCTGGCGATCGCGTTCGGCGTGGACGTGAACGACGCGGCGCAGCTGGTCGGCCAGGCGCTGATGGGGCAGACGCGTGGGCTGGCCAGGATGGTGCCCGAGGTACGCAGCGCCAACAGCCAGCTGGAAGTGTTGGCAGCCCTGCAAGCCAGCGCTGCGCGCAACACCGACATAGCACGCCAGCGCACCGAGGGGCTGGGCGGCCAGCTTGCGCTGTTGAAGCGGCAGGCGGCAGACGCGGCGCAGGGCTTCGGCACGGCTATGCTGCCGGCGCTGAACGCCGTGCTGCGCGTCATGAACGACAACCTGCTGCCGGTGCTGGGCAAGATGATGGCGGCCTTTGCCGGGCTGTCCGCGTTCTTCGGCAACCTTGGCAAGGGCCTGAACCTGTCCGACCTGACGCGCGTTGCAGGGGAAGCCATCCTGAACGCCGAGGCGCAGTTCAACGCGGTGTCTGCCCGCGTCGAGCAGCGGGCCAGCAAGATCGCAGGACAGGCCGGCAACCTGACCATGGCGGGCAGCTTCGGCGGTGGCGGTGCAGCAGCGGCAGCCGCCAGCAGGGCAGCCGCGCCGGCAGCGCGTGGCGTCATCGGCACCGAGATGCTGGGACCGGCCGTGCCGTCACGGCTGCGGTACGAGGTATTCACGGAAGATCCAGGCGCGCGGAAGGAGCGCGAGGACAGGCAGCGCGAGGAGGCAGCCGCAGCCAAGCGCATGCTCGATTCCGAGATCGCAGCCAAGCGCCAAGCGCAGGATGCGCTGAACGCGTACTACATCGAGAGCGCGTATCGCATCGGTGACGTGTTCTCTAGCATTCTGGGCACCATCGCCAAGGGCCAAGAGCTGTCTGCGCAGCAGGTGGAAGGCGCCCTGAAGGACGTCGGCAGGGTTTCCGCTGGCATCCTCGGCGGTGCGATTGGCGGCCGAGAGACGGGCGAGGCAGCCGCGCGCGTTACGGGCATGGTGACGGAGGTCACGGTGCCGCTGCTAATGGGCACGGTCAAGGCGCTGTCAAGCGCCCTGCGCAGCGATGCAGAGAAGCAGGCCGATATTGACCGACAGGTGGCTGCGTCCTTTCAGAAGGCCGCAGACGACCAGCAGGCGGCGGCCGCAAAGTTCAGCGAAGCGGCAGACAGCCAGCTGCGTGCCATTCGCCTGGACGCAGAGCGCAGCCAGTCATCGCTGGTGCGCAGTCAGCTGGAACGGCGGGCTTCGCTGGAAGGTCCAGAAGCCATGCTGCGCAAGAGCCTGACAGAGCGCATTGGCACGTTCATGGACCCGACAGGCATCAACGCGCCGCGCAACGAATACATCGCAGGCGTCACGAAGGCGCTGCAAGGACTCGACACCGAGAAGCTGCGCGAGTTCGGCAAGCGGGCCAGCGAGCTGTACGGGCCAGACGGCAAGATCGATCAGGTCAAGCTGCAAGCCCTGTACCGCGACCTAAACCTGCAAGCCGGCGCCGTGGCGGATGAAGTGCTTCTGAGCCTGGCAGAGTTCTACCGCAGCCTGCCGGGGGCATCTGGTGGCCTACAGCCTGGCGGCATCCAGAACGGCACCAGCCCTGACCGGCCGGTGTACGTGTTCGACGTGCGTCCACGCGAGGGCTTTGGCTTCGCGCCGGAATCGTTCTTCTTCCGCAACCGTGGCGCTGGCACCAGCCGCGCCGTGGCAGGCAACCCGCTGCCCGTAGCACAGGCCGCGCCCGTCACGCCGCGCGTGGCGCCTGTCATGGGTGGAGCCCGTGGGAGGGCCGCAGGGTGATCACGCAGGACAGGAACGGCAACGCGCTGCCCAGCGCGGTGGACCCCGGCCGGCTGGCGTGGTCCGCACGCATCGCGTACACAAATGGCGACTACCTGACGCCCAGCGTCTGGACGTACTACGAGCTGCCTCCGTCGGCCATCTTGCAGCGCAGCAGATCCAGCGTGCTGGACGGCACGACGTGGGAATGCAGGCTGACGGTGCTGGCCGAGGCCGTGCCCGAGCTGTCCGACCTGCAAGCGTACTACCAGCTGGAAGTGGATCTGGTGGACGACACGGGCAACGCGTGGCCGTACCACACCGGGCCGATCGACAGCATCAGCGACGCCTACAGCGAGCAGGGCGGCGCCATCGTCCAGACGAAAGAGATCGCGAGCTTCGGGACCGTGCAGCGCTTAAAGAATGCCCGTGTGAACGGCTTCTATTGGGACGGCAACAGCCAATCCGTCGGCAGCGGCCAAGTGATGACCGGCTTTGCGGAACCCGTAAACGTGACCGTGACCACCACCGGGGCGGCTGGCACCTTCACGGTGCCCGGCAGCTGGCATACCGTGGACGCCACGGTGACGGGCGGCACGTACCCCGGCATCATCGTGTCGGCCAACGCAGACTTCAGCGCGCCGTACGCCAGCCCGGCGAACTACACGGTGACGGCCACCAGTGGTAACCAGCTGGCGCTTGTGTTTGCCACGGCGCCGGCCGTGACCATCTACGTCAAATACTGGGCCGTCCGCTACTTCGGCATGCGTGGCTTCGGCATCACGTTCCCGGCGTACAGCGGCGACCCGACGTTCGTGCGGATCTCTGACGGCATGATGCCGGCCAGCACCAGCGAGACGGCGCCGCGTCGGCGCATCCCTGACAGCAACATCACCGAGGCCGCCAGTGGATGCACGGCCACCACCATCTATGTCAAGGACCCGGAAGCGTACAAGGCGCTGCACATCCCGCGCTTGGTGGCCCCGCCTGGCACCTATCAGGAGCTGCTGTGCTACACCGCAGCGGACGGCACGGAATACTTCACCAACATCAGCAGTACGGATGCCGCTGGCGTCATCACGCTGGGCAACGCGTTCGTGACGCCCGTGGGCGTGGCCAACCCGGTGCCCGAGGGCGCACCGCTTCGCATTGTCACCACAGAGATCGAACGGCAGTTCACGCCGGACACGTCAGGCAACCGCGCGCGCTTCTTCACCACCAGCGGACTGGTGACGGAATACAGCCGCGACAGCTTCGCGTTCGACGCGCGCGAGGGCATCCTGATACCCCAGCGCCCGCGCCACTACGCCAGCGCCACAGATGGCGTCTACAGCGACGGCAACCTGCGGTTCGTGCCGGGCATCAAGGGCACGCTGGGCGTAAACGATGCCAGCATTGAGAGCTTTGTGTACCGCACCTTTACTGACTTTCCCGCCACCGACGTTACCAAGTTCTTCCGCAGCGCAGACTTCGTGCAGGGCAACTTCTCGGGCTGCTACGTCAAGGCGTACAGCGCGGCGAACACGACGTGGGACGCCGTACTGCGCGAGGTAACAGACCTGGCGGCGGCGCCCAACGTGTTCGTGCACGACCTGCCCGACGGCCGCCTGAAGGTCGGCGCGTACTACCAGGCCACTACGCCAGACGTCGAGCTGGACCTGCTGACGGGCGTGCAGGTGGAAGCGCAGCCTGAGCCGATGACGGCTGTGGCGGTCAAGAGCATCACGACGCAGCCCGTCAACATCGCGGGCCAGTGTCGCAACGTCGTGGCCGCTACCACGTCAACGCTAAACAACCACGCGTACCTGTTCGACGGCGACAAGAGCAGCAGCACCACGTGGTCCGCCAACAACGCGGCCAACCTCGCCACCATCACCATGAACCTGCCGTTCGTGCCGCCTGAAATATTTCCCTTCCTGTCGAGCTTGCAGATCTACCCTGGCACCACGCTTGGCGCCGTCAGCGTCAAGGTAAGCAAGACCACGTTTGCCGGCGTCACCACCACGCGCTACGTGCAGGGCATGGGCTACGCCATCCAGGAGGCCAGCAAGCCCGTGGTCATCGCTGGCGCGCTAATTGAGGATGCGCTGTTCCAGCTGGGGCTGAACTACAGCAGCCGCTTCGCCATCGTCATCGAGGGCCGGCCGAATGACGGCGTTGGGGTGGCTGCGCAGTTCAGCGCCACCGAAATCGAGCTGTACGCCACGTCAACGGCCATCTGGGTGGCACGCATCCAGGACTACGGGCCTGGCGCGCCCACCGGCTGGTTCGACGCCAACCAGCAAGGCTTCGGCAGCATCTGGTGGCAGGCCGATATCAAGAAGCCGATCAGCAACCGCTTCACGCCAACCAGCTACATCAAGCGCGTGATCCCGTCCTACGACATTCTGGACACGTACCGGTCAGACCGCTTGCAGCTGGTCGAGATGGAGCAGGCGACCGCCACTGAATGCCGGCGCTACGCCGAGACGTTCATGGACGAGTACCTGCGGCTGGGCCGGACGTACAGCGTGCAGGCCGTGCTGGACCCGCGCGTGGATCTGGGCGATACCGTGGTGATCGCGCTGGACGACGGACAGACGCTTGATCTGTTCGTCTGGGGCATCGAGGACGGCGGCGGACCGGATGACCTGACGGCCACGTACCGGCTGATCGACTACAGCGCCTGATAGGCTGCCCCGGCTGGGGCGCGTCCGCTAGGATGGAAACATGGCAACACCGCAGGGGCCGATCCTAGGCGCAGTCCATCTGGACGATGGCGTCAATTCGAAGTTCGACTGGCAGCGCGCGGCCGGCCTGAGCGACACCAGCCAGGTGATGCCGGGCAGCATCCAGGCTACATTCGATGGGCCGTTTAGGGTGGCGCCACGGCGGCAGACGCGCCCGCAGCGTGACGTGTTGCTGACGGGCTACCTGACGCACAGCGGTGGCTTGGCCGAGGGCTGGTCGCGCCTGACGTCGGTGCAGCAGCTGGTCAGCACGCCGCTGGCCACGTTGCAGGTGGGCCGGCTGGGGCTGGACGTCGTGCCGCAGAGCATCAGGCCGGAACGCTTTAAGGCCACGCTTGGCGCAACGCTGGACTACGTGACCAGCGTCACGGCGGTGCCCGGCACGTGGCGCGCGCTGTATGGTGCGGCGACAGGTGGCACGTACGGCATGACGGCAAACGCGGAAAGCCTGATCAACACGTCGGCCTTCGCGCTGGCGGCCGGTGCCAGCCCTGCCGTCACCAATCTTGGCACGGCGCCCACCCCGCTCGTGCTGACGATCAGCGTGTCTGGACCTCGCACCACGCGCTTCTACGTTCGGTGCACCGCGCCAGGCTACACGCGGCGCATCAGCGTGACGCCGCTGGCGAGCGGCAAGGCCACGATCACCGAGGACATGGGCCTGTTCGTGCCGCCCGGTGCCAGCACGCTGCGGTTCGAGGAGGCGAGCGGCGCCCTGATCACCGGCACCATCGCATCGAGCATTTACGGCACGCGCTGGCGCTGGGACGGCCTGACGCTGGCAGAGAGCACAGCCAGCCCGGCCATCCTCTACAACACTCGCCAGCAGCGCGCCTACGCGGCCACGTCGGCGTTCACGACCTCGGCCGGCCTGACGCTGTACGGGCCAGACGTGCCGCGCTTCGGCAACAGCGGCACGTTCGACGCGACGGACGCCGGGCTGGTTGTGGAGCCTGACCGCACCAACCTTGTGCTGCAATCGCAGGCGCTTGGCACTACGTGGACGCAAGCCGGCATGGTGACGGTAACCAACAACAACAGCACCGCACCGGACGGCACGACCACCAGTACGCGCGTCCTGCTGACGGCAGGCATGGCTGGCAGCGTGTCGCAGAGCATCACGCTGACTGCGGCGCCTTACGTGATCAGCTTCTACGCGCGCGGCACGGGCAGCTTCACGGTGGCCATGGGCGCCATCCTGTCGGCGCAGGTTGTGACGCCCGGCACCAACTGGACGCGCTATCAGTACCTCGTGACGGGCACGGCGGCCGCCTATAGCCTGACGTTTGCAGACAACGCCATGGCAGCAGCCGACGTGCAGCTGTGGGGCGTGCAGGTTGAGCTTGCCACCGGCCAGACGGCGGCCAACGCCACCAGCTACATTCCCACGACCAGCACGACGCAGCGACGGTACGCCGACGTGGTGGGCGTGCGGCCTGTCGAGAACCTGCTGGCTTGGTCCAACCGCTTCGACAAGACCACAGGCACCAGCACCACGCGCGGCCTGTGGTATGTGGCAGGCGGCACCGTGACCACGGCCACGCTACAGGCTGGGCCGTCAGGCGTGACGGACGCCGCCACGATGACAGCGGCCGGTGCCGTGGCTGGTATCCAGCAGCGGCTGCTGAACGCCGAGCACCTGGCTGGCAAAACGGTGGTTTTCAGCGTGTGGGTGCGCAACAGCGTGGCGACGCCAGACAGCGATGCGTTTCTGCGCATCGAGGAGTTCGGAACGGGTGCCGGCACAACGGACCACAGCCTGACAGCGCTTGACGATCAATGGCGACGCCTGACGGTGCAGCGCAAGCTTTCGGCAGGCGTGACCGACGTCAGCCTACAGATCAGATCAAGCGGTGCCATAACGTACTATTTCGCCCACGCGCACGCATTCACTTTGAGTGAAGGAACATACAATTTCATTACGGCAGGCTCGGGCAGCACCACGGCGCCCTACATCGAGACGCAAGCCACGCCTGTGCAGGCGCAGGCCGGATGGACCTGGCCTGACTGGCTGACGCAGAACGGCTACATCGAGGCCGACGTGTGTCTAGCGGAGACCGCAAACCCCAACGCATCACAGCGCACCATTCTTGGCGCAGTCAATGGAACGTTTAGCCCAAGTCTGTGGCCTGGCACGATATACAGAAACAACGCGGCAGCGTCTGCCAGCACAATCATCAACTTTGCGAAACAGAACGACGCCGGGACAACTTCTGGAAATTATACGCCGGCGAGCACCTACTATGATGCAACGTACCGCAAATTCAGAATTGAATGGGTCAACTACATTATTGGCGGCACGCGTACCATACGAGCGCGCATCTATGTGGATGGCGTTGAAGTGGCATCTGGAACAACGGTGAATGCTACGCGGTGGCTGCGCCCTCCTGCCCTTCAAATCGCTGGGCTAGATGCCTTCCAGACCATGAAGAACATAGCGATCGGCAGCCCGGTGCTGCCAGCCAACGCGGTGCCGGAGCCGTACTAGGGGATGATGATGGACGCCAAGCAGGAACGGATGCTGCAAGAGCTGCACGAGGCCATCGTGGGCACGGCACACGGTGCCGGCCTGCGGGAGCGCGTGGACCGCATCGACGAGCGCGTGCGCGCCATCGAGGGCCTGCGGGCTGGCGTCACCAGGGGCTTCTGGGAACGCGCCGCCACGGCTGCGGTGGCAGCTGCTAGTGGATGGTTCGCGGCGCACTTCGGGGGTACCAGGCCGTGACGAATGAGCAGCTGTCGCCAAACTTCAAGCTGAGCGAGTTCCTCGCGCCAGGCGACAAGGTGAAGCCCACGCCCGCGCAGATCGAGAACCTGCGTCGCCTGTGCGTGGAGGTGCTCGAACCGATGCGCAAGAAGCTGGGCAGGCCGCTGACCATTACCAGCGGCTTCCGCAGCCACGCGTACAACGCAGAGATCGGCGGCGCACCCGGCAGTCAGCATACACAGGGCATCGCGGCCGACGTCGCGCTTGGCGGCGACACCGCGTGCTTGGTCGCGGCTGCTGTGGCCAGCACGTTGCAGGCGTGCGGGGGCATCGGCGTGTACCCCGGCCGTGGATTCGTGCACGTGGATATCCGGCCGCGCGTGAACCGGAAGGCGACGTGGTGGTGCCAGATTAACGGCAAGTACCAGCCGCTGACGGCTGGGCTTAAGAGCGGCATCAAGGCCGCAGGAGGCAGGCTGTGAACGTGCAGGATGTGCTGGTGCATGGCGTGACGTGGCTGTGGCAGCAGCCGGCCGTGCAGGGCGTCGTGGTGGCCGCCGCCACCGAGGCGGTGAAGCGTGCGCCCGCTGGGCCGTCTGGCGGGGCTGGCGTGCGCCTGGTGGCCGCTGTGCTGGCCGTGGCGGCTACCGTGGCAGCTGGTGCAGCGCACGGCGGCGTGGAGCAGCTGGACGCGCAGGTGCTGGGCCAGCAGGTCGTTGAGGCCATCGGCGCGTTCCTGGCAGCCGTCGGGGCGTGGCAGCTTGCCAAGCAGGCGCCCAAGGTGTAGGCTGTTGTTCTGGCCGCTTCGGTGGCCGGCGGCCGTTCTTATCCCTTCGCTGGGACTGCACCGCCGACGCGCTCGCAAGGGTGCGGCTGATACCCCGGTTCTTTCCCCTCACTTTCGGGCGAGGCGTCAGGCACCGGGGTTTCGTGTATCTTGGCAACGGTGACGTGCTGCGTCCCTGCCGACGGTTACGCTATCAGGGCAGGCCCGGTAAGCCGCAGCGAAGCCAACGCAAGGGCCGCGCGCCATCAGGCACAGGAAAGCGCGGCCTTTGTGCTGCAAATCACTTGACAGATGACAAGTTCTCGGCTAGCTTTGGAAACAGGCGGGACGCACCCGCCACCAACACCAAAGGACGAGATAATGCGCCGACTACTGATCATCGCTTGCAGCGCAACCAAGCGCCAGGTGTCTGGACGTGTGCCAGCCATCGAGCTGTACGACGGCCCAGCGTATCGTATCCTGCGGCCGCGCATGCAGCACGGACTGTTCGTGCTGATCATCAGCGCCGAGCATGGAGCTATCGACAGCGAGAAGCTGATCGAGACCTACGATCGACTGCTGACGCCTGAGCGCGCAGCGTACCTGAACCGCAGCTACAAGCTGGGCCGGGCCACGATGCTGGCCAGCCTGCCGTGGGATGCGATCCACGTCCACGCTGGTAAGACCTACCGCGACGCCCTGCCGATGAAGCGCCTGATCGAGGCTGGCGCAACCGTCGGGACGGGCGGCATTGGCCAGCAGCTCGGACAGCTGAAGGCATGGCTTGAAAGGACGGCAAACTGATGCACCGCACCATCCAGGCGTACCGTCGCACGCTGGCTCGCGTCATCGCGGGCGCCGTGCTGGCGCAGGCGGCGAGCTGGGCGTGGCATGTGTCGCAGGCTGCGGCCTACGAGCGCAGCATCACGAGCCTACAGGCGCAGCTGCGCCAGGCTCAGGACGACGTCAGAGACGCACAGCTGGCCCTTTCGGGCTACCAGCTGGAAGAACAGCGGCGCGGGCCGCACGACTGAAAGGACAGGATGACAGATGACGCAGATGACAGATGACGTGCAGGTTGCAAGCTGGGACGCGTTCGACGACGACGACCGCGCCGAGCTGTTGGCGGCGATGGCTGCCCGGTGGGGCACGGCTGACGGCTTCAATCCTGACACGCCCGAGAAGGCCGCGTGGTTGACCAGCCGTATTCAGCACCACCGCGCCGAAGCCGAGCGCATCAAGGCCGTGCTGCGGCGCGAGCAGGAGCGGCACGAGCGTGCCGAGGCCGGGCTGCTGGCGGCGTTCGGCGCTGACCTGGAAGCGTTCGCACGGCAGGCCATCGAGGCAGACGGCGGCAAGCGTCAAAAGCACGTGCTGCCCAACGGCGTGGCGCTGGCCTTCCGCAGGCTGCCGGACGGGCTGCAAGTGGACGATGAGGAAGCCGCGCTGGCCTGGGCGCAGCACAGCTGCACCGAGGCGATCGTGGTCAAGCGCACGCTGTCCAAGACTGCGCTGCGCCAGTGGATGACAGAGACTGGCGAGATCCCGGCAGGCTGCACGCCGATGCGCGATCGCGTGGGCTTCTACGTGCAGGGCTGACGCGAGCGGGGCAGGGCTGGCTGCGGCTGGCCCTGCTTTTCTTTGGGAAAACGCTTGACAGGTGACAAGCGGGCGCGTACTATCAATACATCAGCCGGACGCACCGGCCAAACACACAAAGGACGAGACGATGAAGTTCTACACCAACACTGGCGCCGGTTTCGTCGAGGCCGCCAACCTCAAGACCGCAATGCAGGTCTTTGGCGACATCTCTTGGTCGCTTCGGAGCGATCTTCTCAACAGCCTTTACGCTAACGGTGTCTGTCATACAGATGATGCCGTTGTCGCCGACGAGACATTCGTCGACTTTGACGATTTGGCCTAACTGGCCACACACCAGGCGCCGCTGGCCACGGCTGGCGGCGCCACACACAAAGGAGGCGAGACGATGAAAGAAGAGATGCACGCGCCGGCGGTGGTATCGCTGCTGCGGTTCCTGGCAGACGAGGGCTACACCAGCACGGACCTGCTGCAAGCAGGCGGCGACCTGTTCACCGACCTGCTGATCAGCATCAGCAACAGCCCAGACGTCAAGGCAGCGGCCGAGGCGATGATGGCCAAGGAGATCAAGGCGTGACGGCGCAGACGTGGGTGCGCGTGGCTGATGCCGCGCAGCTGCTGGGCGTGACCCGGCAGGCGGTGTACCAGGCGGTCAAGGACGGCCGCGTCAAGGCCAAGCAGCAGCACGGGCTGTTGCTGGTCCAACCCGCCACCTGGAAGGGTGGCATCATCGAAAGGAGCAAGGCATGACCAGGGCAAGGGAGCGCGGCGGTGAGCCGCAGACGATCGGCGCCGTCATCGAGGTGCCGGCAACACTGGCGACGCTTGGCGAGGTGTCGGCGCAGACGATGGAAGCGCTGGTGGTTGGTGGCGACCTGTTCAAGCTGACACCGGCCCAGCGGCTGGAAGTCTACGTGGCACGCTGCCACGCGGCCGGGCTGGACCCTCGCACGCAGCCGTTCAGCTACCTGAACCTTCAGGGCAAGCTGACGCTGTATGCCACCAAGACCGCAACGGACCAGCTGGTGGCCACGCGTCGCTTGTCGGTCATCATCGCTGACCGCAAGCACCTGGCCGAGGTCGGGCTTTACGAGGTGGTGGCGCGCGTGACGTTCCCTGACGGCCGGGCTGTCGAGGACGTTGGCGTGGTGCCCATCACCGGGCTGCGCGGCGACGCTGCCGCCAACGCCATCATGAAGGCCATCACCAAGGCCAAGCGCCGGGCGATCCTGTCGGCGTGCGGGCTGGGGATGCTGGACGAGAGCGAGGTGGGCACCATCCCCGACGCCCGCGTGACGGCGCCCGACGTGCAGCACGTCGTCGAGGTGGTGCAGACGCCGGCAGCGCCTGCTGCACCTGCTGGCCCGACGCCCGCCATGCTGCGCATCGCTGACGGATGGAAGGCGCTGGGATGGGCGCCCGACGTGGCCAAGGACCACCTGCACGAGCACACCGGCGCCAGCCGGGTGCGTGACTTGTCCGAGGCCCAGCTGGACGCGTACAGCGACGTCCTAGCCGATGAGCTGGCCAACTTGGAAGCGGTGCCGTTCTGATGCGCGCGCCGTTCCTGCTGGCTGCCGCTGCTGCCCTGGTCCTCGTGACCGGGGCGGCGGCCCGCGCCAGCGAGCTGATGACCCTGCGGAAGGGTGCGATGGTGGCGGCCACCGAGTGGCAGCTGGATGAGGCGTGCGAGATGCTAGACGACAACGAGGCCATGATGGACCTGCTGCACCGCGACCTGATCCTGTTCACGGGCAGGGAGACACAGGTGTACGTGCAGGACGCGATCAGCAGCAACAACGCGAAGGTGCGCGTAAAGGGCACCACCAGGTATTTCTACGTGCGGCGCTACAACCTACAGGAGGGTATCTGACATGGCAAAGGACAAGCAGACGTGGCGGCTGACGGGGCTGTGGGCCAAGGACCTGCCGAGCGGCAGCCGGGTGCTGTCGGCCAAGGTGCAGGTGCAGGCGTTGATCGACACATTGCAGCAGGTGGCCGACGCCGGGCTGCACCAGGTCGAGGTTGAGGTGTGGGAAGCGCGCGAGGCTGGCGATCGGAAGCCCACGCACAATCTGCGGCTGACGGAGCCCTTCCAGCCCACCGGGCAGCGGCAGGCCGGCCCGACGTGGGCAAGCCAGCAGGACAGCCCGCCCGTGGCAGCTGGCGAGCCGTACCCGTTCTGAGGTAGGGTAGACACGTGGCCGCTTGCGGCCGCGAGAACATGTTGGGGCTAGCCTGGCCAGGCGAAAAGCGGTTCCTCTGCCGCCTGCCCCGACACCTTCAGAGGAGCCCGATAGAGGAGGGCTTATGAACGGCTTTTCATGGGTGCGGGTAGACCGCGCCACCGACCGCAGCGCACCGGTGAGGCTGCTGGCCCGAGCGATGGGCAAGGACGAGCTGTGGGCGCTTGGCTGCTACGTGCGGCTGCGCCTTGTGACGGCGGGACGCTTCCCCACCGGCCTGATCGACATGCCCGCGTCGCACCTTGAGCTGGAGCTGGACGCACCAGACGGCACGGTATCGGCGCTTGTGTCCTGCGGGCTGCTGGTGGCTCGACCTGATGGCTTCGAGGTGCCAGGCTGGCAGGATGACCCCGCCGTGCGCGAGGTTCTGAACAAGCGTGTGCGGGCATCCGGCCGTACGGCAGACGGCTACCTGTCGCAGGGGGTTGGGCAGGCTGTCGCAGGGGGTACCGCAGGGCTGTCGCAGGGGGTACCGCAGCCTGTCGCAGGGGGTACCGCAGCTACTCAGCAGCCTGTCGCAGCCCTGTCGCAGGCTGTCGCAGGGGGTTCCCCTACATACATGACAGACATGACAGACACAACAGACACACAGGACATGATCCCCATGCGCGAGCGGGGGGTGGATACACCGCCACCGCCTGCCAACCCGTCGAGGAGCGAGGCGCCGCTGCCGCTGGCGTACACCGAGGCGGCCGGGCTGGTGCTTGCCGCGTGGCCGCCTGAGAAGCGATGCGCGCCGCGTGGTGTTGTCATGGCCATCCGCCAGGACAGCGGGCATCCTGACGGCCACACGTGCCGGAAGATCGCAGAGGCTGCCCGCGCGTGGGTGGCCGCCTACGAGGCGCAGGGCCGCGTGCAGTACCTGCCGCGCCTGGACAACTGGATCAGCAGCGGCGCGTGGCGCGAGGCACCGCCAGCCGATGCGCCCGCAGCAGCTGGCACCGCTCGCAGGCCGCGTACCAAATCTGGCGATCCTGCGGTGACAGCCGCCGAGCTGGGTGCTATCATCGAGCACGCCAAGGCCGCAGGGCTTTAGGCGACACACACACGAAAGGACACGACATGAGAACTACTGAGGCGCTTGAGCTGGTACGCCAGCTTATGACGTGCTACCCGGCCACGCCGATGGGCCAGGACAACATCCAAGCCTACGCCAGCCACCTGGTGGATCTGGACGCCGAGGTGGCCGCCGTGGCCATCAAGCGCTGCATCGCCAGCTGCCGTTTCCTGCCCAGCATCGCAGAGATCCGCGAGCAGGCCGCCACGTGCCTGGACGACGCGCCCGACGCTGAGGCCGCGTGGGGTATCGTCTGCGCCGAGATCCGGCGCGTGGGCCACAACGGCCGGCCGGCGTTCCCGCACGCTCGCATCCTGGACGCCGTGCAGGCCATTGGCGGCTGGTACGACGTCTGCACCAGCGACAGTTCGACGGCTGACAGGGCGCATTTCGTGAAAGCCTACGCGGCCGCCACCAAGCGCAGCCGCGAGGCCGTGACGCTGGCCGGTGTGCCTGCGCTGGCCGAGGCGCGCGTGCAGATGCTGACGGCTGGGCAGGAGGTGCAGGCATGAGGGCTGAAATGATCGCCTACCGGAAGGCGTGCTTGACGGCAATGTGTGATCGATGCCGCAGCAAGTCATCTCTGACGGAGGACCGGTGGTGCAGCGCTTGCATCGACAATATGCCAGACTTTCCACGGCTGACCACGCCAATGGACCAGCTTGCAACGCAAATCTACGCTTTTTTGCGCATGAACGACGATGACACGCCAATGTCAGAGATATGCCAACGCTTCAAGATCGATCGCGCAACATGCGTCAAGGTTCTGCGCGATATGGCCGAGCATGGCGTCATAGAGGCTGACGAGGATTCCGTCTGGGCGTGGGACGGAAACAAGCCATACCTGGAGCCTGTCATCCGTGACTGACCAGCAGCTAGTCGAGAACAAGGCGCAGCGCTTGACGTGGGATGGACCAGACACGCACGTGCAGGTGGCCACCACGCACGCCCGCTGGTGGACGCAGGCGTGGACCACAGACGTGCCCGGCCTGGTGGTGGTGCACGACGCAGCGCACGACCTGTGGACGCTGACGCACGTGGCCAGCGGCAAGGCCGTGGCCAAGCACCACGTGCCCATGGTCAAGCGCATGCGTGACGCAGCGCAGCAGCTGGCCAGCCTGGACTGGACGCTGCCAGAAGACCAGATGACGGACGAGCACTACACAGCCGGCCAGAACCTGACGGCCGTCTTGCAGCCTTCGCTGGGCGTGACGCCCGGCACGGATCAGGGTGGTGGCTCGGTGTAGCCTGCCGGAAAGCCACCAAGGGGCCGGGATGCAGGCGTAGGGTTTGTCTTGTCATCCCCGATGTGAAGTTCCCGGCCCGCCCTGAACAACAACACCAACACGAAAGGACACCGACATGAACCGCAACCACACACGCCAGCTGGCCGAGCTGGCACTGGCGACCCGCGACACCGACCTGTTGGCCAAGGCGTGCCAGCAACTGCTGGCCGAGATCGACATGCCCGTGACGCTGCCGCTGTTTCAGCAGCCGGCGCTTGCAGCCGCCGACCACGTTGCAGCGCTGGACCGTGCGTTGGACAACCTGCCGCCCGTCGTCTACCACCAGGCGCCCGTGCAGCGCGTTGAGGTGGACTACACGCAGGACTGGTACCTGAACAATGCCCTGCGCGCCTGGTGCAAGGCGTTCGGCGACGCGTGGCG